GACCCGCAGGCCGAACCCCAGCCCGAACCGCAGGAGGAGCCCACCCCAGCCGAGGCCGCGCCCTCGTCCCCGCCCCCCGCAGCGGTGGCCTTCTACTACAAGGGCGAGGAAGCCCGTCTGGTGGGCGACGCCGTCGTCGACCTGACCACCAAGGAGTCCTTCGCGACGGAATCCGCCTGGAAGGCGGCCGTCACCAGGCGCCAGAGATGACCACGAACCACCCCGGGCCCGAGCAGTCCCCTCCCCCGCGCGAGAGCTGGCTCGAACGCCTCCTGACCCGTTAGGAGCCCGTCTGTGACCCTCGCAGCACACGCCCTGACCACCGTGGCCGCCGTGGAAGACGTCGTCGGCGACGGCGTGTTTCCGCCGGCACGCATCGAGCAGCAGATCCACGCGGTCACCGCCCGGTTCGAGCGATACTGCGGACGCCGCTTCGCGGTGGCCGAGCACACGCAGCGCCTGCCGGGCACCGGACGCTGGTATCTGTGCCTGAGGCACTACCCGATCCTGAGCGTGGCCAACGTCGAGATCGACGGCCAGGCCATCACCGACTACCAGATGACCGACGAAGCGGTCCAAGGGCTGCTGTACCGCGCCGCCACCTGGCCGGTGCGTCGCGCCAGACACGCCGACTTGACCTGGGACCCGGATTCCAACTCGGATGCCCCGAACATCCGCGTGACCTACCAGGCCGGCTACATCCTCTCGGGCGAGGGGCGGACCCTGCCACACGACCTGGAGCAGGCCTGCATCGACCTGGTCGTGCACAGGCTCCTGCACCCGGTCCAGGGTCTGCAACAGGAGCGGACCCCTGGGGGCCACACAACGGTCTGGCACGAGGGCCTGCCGCCGGAGATCCGCTCGGTCCTGGCCAGCTATCGAGGAGGCATCCGATGAACCCCTGCCGTCTCTTCCACGTGGTGAAGGTGGAACGGGGCCGGGATGTCATCTCGGCCCAGGGAGAGTTGATCCCCGGGCAGATGGACCTGGTGCGCGCGGCGTT